AGCTTACCCAATTATGGTTTCTGTTGGCACTACACAAACAAATCCTCAACATGGTGTAGTAGCTACTGTTGCTGGAGTAACAGTTTTAAATACTTCTGCTGGTGCTAATAACTATACTTCTGTTCAAAACGGCAGTTTTATTATTCCGGCTAATGCAAGTTATGTAGTTACTATTACTGGCACAGTTGGTTTTTGGGCTGAACTTTCTTAAGGATTTATATGCCTGATTTTGGGTTTGTAGGGCCTTCATATGAAGCACCGTCCATCTATCAAGATGCACAGGAGTGTATTAATTTTCGCCCTGAAATTGACCCATTAAAACAACCTGGTCAATACGGTGTAATTGCGCTTTATCCAACCCCAGGTCTAGTTACTAAAGTTACATTGAACTATGCTGAAGTACGTGGTATGCGTAACGTTTCAGGTGGCCAATACATGGTGGTGGTTTGTGGTGGCGATGTATATGTTTTAAATTCAACATTAACGCCAACCCGTATTGGTTCATTAAACACAAGTACCGGCATTGTTGGCATTACTGATAATGGCACAAACGTTTATATCGTAGATGGCGCTTATCGCTATACATGGCGTATTTCTAACCCAGCATCCGCTGAATTTATTGGTTCTGTATCAGGTACAACGCTTAACGTTACATTAATGAAGTCAGGAACAATTGCTATTGGCCAACAATTGTTTGGTTCAGGCGTATTTGCTGAAACTGTTATTACTGCATTAGGAACTGGTTCAGGCGGTACTGGCACTTATGCTATTAATCTTACTCAAACATTACCTTCACAAAATTTTAATTCATCTAACGTTGGTGCAAGAGTTACTGGTTCTATTTCAGGAACAGTTTTAACAGTAACCGCAGTAGCTAGTGGCATTTTGTACCCCGGCCAAACTATTCAAGGAACTGGCGTTGCCGCTGGCACTATTATTACTGCCCTTGGTGGTTCTGCCGCATTGTCTTTTGCAATTACTGCCGCTGGTACGGGTTATGCCGTAGGTGACACAATTACCGTTACTGGTGGTATATACAGTCAACAAGCTACTTATACAGTAGCAACTATTGGTGGTAGCGGAGCAGTTACCGGACTTACAACGGTCAGCAATGGCGTATATACAGTAGTGCCAGGAACCCCAGCATCTACTACAACTAGCGGTAATGGAACAGGGTTAACCCTTACATTAACATTTGGTACCGGTACTGGCAATACTGGTTCTTATGTTGTCAGTTCTTCACAAACAGTAACTTCAACTACTTTATATGCGCTTAACTTTAGTATTTTGCCTTCTAATGATGGCCCATTCCAAGGAGCAGACGTAGTTGATATAGTAGATAACTATTTTGTTTACAACCGCCCAAACACCCAGCAATGGGGTTCTTCTAATATCTTATCGCCTATTTCTTCAGCATTAGCATTTAGTTCTAAAGACGGTGGGCCTGATAATTTAGTATCAATGATTGTGGATCACCGTGAAGTGTATTTGCTAGGCGAAACTTCTTCAGAAGTATGGGTAGATAGCGGATTATTTCCATTTGCTTTCCAACGTATTCCTGGAACATCCACCCAACACGGTATTGCCGCTAAATTTTCAGTAGCTAGACTAGGCAATTCTTTTGCTTATTTAAGTAAAAACATCCGTGGTGATGGCCAAATAATGATGATGAATGGCTATATTCCTACTAGAATTAGCACCCATGCCGTAGAAAACAGCATAGAAGGTGCTGAAATTGGGGATGCTAGGGCTTGGACTTATCTTATTGAAGGCCATGAAGTTTATGTAATTAGTTTCCCTGGTTTAGATTTAACTTGGGCTTATGACATTGCTACGGGAATGTGGCATAAATGGCTTTGGGTAGATTCTAGTAACGTATTTCACCGTCACCGTGGAAATTGCCATACCCATTTTCAAAACATGAATTTGGTGGGGGATTGGGAAAACGGACAGATTTATATGCTTGATCCTAATACCTACACAGATGATGGTGGTGAAATCCGTAGGGTTCGCCGGGCACCACATTTGGTATCAGACTTTCAACGTCAATATTTTTCAGAGTTACAAATATTATTCCAACCTGGCGTTGGTTTAACTGGCAACGTTATTGGGGTAAATAGCCCAACTAATGCTGTAGCTGGATTAGCTGTAGCCGGATTAGCAATAGCTGGACAAAACGATTTAGCGACTTTAGGTGCTGATCCACAAGCTATGTTGCGTTGGTCAGACGATGGGGGTTCTACTTATTCAAATGAACATTGGACCAGCATTGGTACTCAAGGAAGATATAAGAACCGTGCTATTTGGCGTAGATTAGGCCAAGCACGTGACCGCATATTTGAAGTAGTAGTAACTGATCCAATTAAAGCCGTGATTGTAGCGGCAAACCTTAAAGCTGAAGCTGGAGATAACTAATGGCAATAGCACCAGGCAATCAAGGTGGAATTTGGGCTAATAGTCAAAATAACCCTTATCCACAATCCCCATTATTAGACGAACAAACCAAACGTCCAACCAGGGCTTGGCAACAATTCTTTCTTGGAATACTCAACTTTACTTCAGCTACAACTGCTACCAAAGGTGCGGCTACGTTACCAGCTAATCCAGTAGGATTTATTAACATAACTGTTAACGGCCAACCATTTAAAGTGCCTTATTACAATCCATGATTAATTACAAGCCGCTTTCTGAACAAGATTCTGACCGCCAAGCCGCTTTAGCTATGGTTTATGAATCTGTAAAAGATAGGCTAAACATGGAGTTTAAACAGTTTGAAATTGCAATGAAAGATTGGGAAGTAACGCCATTACAAGAACAAGGATGGATTATTGGTGGTGTTATATCAAAAGAAAATGAAGTGCATATAGGTTATGGAATAAAACCATCTTCATCTATTCGTGGTCATTTAAAAGCTACTTTAAGAAAAGTGCTTGATCAATACGGAAGTGCAATTACTTCTGTAATGGAAGAAAACAAAAAAGGTATTAATTTTTGTAAAAGATTAGGTTTTATTGAATTTAAACAGGAAAAAGGTAAAATCTACCTTAAATGTGATAGGTGCAACTATGTATAAAAAAGTCTATTTAAGCCGTGCAATGACTAAATCAATGTCAGCGGAATACCCAATTGGTGATCCGACTGGTGGTCCAGCTTACGGCGAAAGAAATGATCCTGTTACAGCCGCAGTTGTAGTTGGTGGTGGGCTTGTTGGTGGCTATATGCAATCACAAGCCGCTGGTAAAGCCGCAGACCAATATACTGAATCCGCTAATCGTGGAATGGAATACAACCAACGAATGTTCGACATAATTAACGAACAAAATGCTCCATATAGACAATTAGGCGAATCAGGTGCAAAAACGTATCAAGGTTTGATGGATAGTGGCTATTTAACTGCCCAACCATCAATGAATGATTTAACCCGTTTAATGCCAAATTATCAATTTGGATTAAACCAAGGTTATGGTCAATTAAATTCACAAATTAATGCTGGCGGCGGTGCAATAGGCGGTAATGCTATTCGTGGGGCACAAGAGTTTGCCCAAGGTTACGCTGGAAATGCTTTAACTGATGCCTTCAATCAATTTCAGGTTAACCGTTCAAACGTAGCAAGTAACGTAGGTGCCGCTACAGGATATGGTTTAAATGCTAATCAAATTGGTGCCGGTGCCGCTACTGGTGCCGCTTCAAATGCTTCCAATTTATTGTCTAGCATTGGTAACGCACAAGCCCAGGGAACAATGGGCCAAGCTAATGCTTGGGCTAGTGGTTTAAATAACGTAAGTAATTATGCAATGCTGTACGGCATGATGAATAAAAAGGCGTAAGGAAATATTATGGCCGCACAATTTTCCGCAGATTTAAACCCAAAAAGCAACGCTATGTCACTTGCTGACATTATGAAAGCTGGAATGTATAGCGCAGAAATGGACGTTCTTAACCGACAAGCGCAAGTTGCTCGTGAAAAAGAAAAAGAACTTCCTATTATTCAAAATTGGGCAAAAGACCAAAGCAATAAGTTGCCGGATGGAAGTTTTGATTTAAAACAATTGCCTTCATTGATGGCTATGGCACCTATGACCGGCCCTGAATTTGCTAAAAATATTACTGATTTAACAAAAAATCATATTGAAACCAATCGTGCAATGAATCAACTTTCCAATGAAAATAGGCAAAATTTTGCTTCTATTTATGGAAATTACGGGCAAATGGCGGCACAAGGAAGGCCAGTAACAGCACCTGAAATTATTGCTTCTTTTGAAAGATTGAAAGAATACAATCCTCAATTAGCTACAGTTGCTGATGGCCACATTAGAGGTTTAAAAGCTTTTGGAAATAAACCGCTTCCAGCCGAAGAATTAATGAAATACCGTAATGAATCATTAACGCCAAAAGAACTTATTGATCAATTTAGTCCTAAAGTTACTACTGGTGAAATTGGTGGCCAAAAAGTTGGAATTACAACTACACCTTCACTTCTTGGTGAACAGCCTAAAGTTTCTACTAGCCCATTGGGTGGTGGCCAACCACAGACTACTGGTATGCCATCAACTGGCGCACCAAAAACCAAAGTATTACCTGACCTTATTAAAGAAGACCCGGATTTTAATTATTCCGGTCCCGTTAATCCTTTAAATTTGGGCGATATTAGACAAAAAGCTTACGATGATGGTAAAAAAGTTTATAAAGAAGCCCCATTAAATGCAATGGCGGCTGAAGAAGGCAAGCAATATGTACGTAAAGTAGAAGAAGTTGCTTTTAAAGCCAGCGGTGCTGGTGCTTACAAAACTGCTCAAGATTGGGCAAGACTTATTGTGGCACAACCTGATTTAGATACATTGCGTAAAAACATTGCCGGTGTAATGGTACAAAATGCCAATACTATGGGATTAAACAAAACTGATTCTAGCCGTGGTGATGCCGCAACTATTAGCGGTAGTGATGCAATTAGCCCTGAAGCATTGCGTGACATTATGCAACGTGCTGATGCTCAATTTACAGCAACTGCTAAATTTGCTGAAGGACTTAAAAATTACCGTGAAAAACGTGGTGAAATAAATTCTGCCCTTAATGCTGATAGATTTCAAAGCGCATGGGCTTCAAATTATGATTCCCGTATATTTCAATTGCAAAACATTCGTGATTCCAACTACCCGGAAGCCGTTAAAAAGCAACGTTATGAAGCATTAACTAAATCCATGTCAGAAAAAGAATTTGATGAATTGGATAAAAAAGCAAAAGCAATTGATCGTTTAGTTCAAGGTGCCTACAAATGATTGAATATTTAGATGATGCGCCTGGTTTATCTTTTGTTGGCCGCCCAAAAAAATCTTCTGTAACTGTTGATTTAACCAGTTCCCCGGTTATTGAACCTACAAAGCCAAGCAAATCATCTATTAATTTAGACAACCTTACACCTGAAATACAGGAAAGATTGTCTATATTGTCAGACTTATGGAAATCAGATACCAAACTAAACCCTAAAGGCGAAGATTTGCCCATTACTAGCGGTTTTAGAACTAGAGAACAACAACGTCAGCTATATTTAGATCGTCTTAAAAACCCTAATTTAGTAGCTGAACCTGGAAAAAGCCGGCATGAAGGTGGTGCGGCAATTGATTTGCACCCACGGGTACCTGATACATTATTAGAACAAGTTGGTTTCTACCGTCCACACGGTACTAAAGATATGTATCACGTAGAAATTAATCCAAGTTCTAGTTTTGCACCATCAACTGCAAATGAAGATGATAATTATGGCATTAAATATGCTAAACCTACAACATTTGCCGAAACAAAGCCAAGCAGTTTTGCCGAAGATTTTAGAAAAACCGTTGGCGAAATGTCATATGAAGATTTTAAAAACAAAAGTTTAATTGCTTCTGCCGCTAAATATACTGGCGCAACATTAGGATTGCCAGGGTTTGCTGAAGAAGATAAAAAACAATTAGAAGAAAAAGCAAAAGGATTTGTTCAAGGGGTTAAGACTGCCGTTGAAAGCCCAGTTGAAACCGCTAAAAACGTTTATAAAGCCGTTACTGAACATCCAGGTACCGTATTAGGTGAAATGGTAAAAGGGGCTGTATATGACCCTGAATTAATGTTTTTACCGGGCGTTAAGCAAACCGCACAATTAGCTGGCGAAGGCGTTAAAGCAGTTGGCCAAGGCGTTAAAACTGGTGCCCAAGCCGTGCGTGGCGCAGTTATGCCTTCAGAACAGCAATTAATTGCCCAATTTAATGCCCGTAGAAATGCTTCCGGTGCTAGTGTCGGTGCAATGGCAACACCCGATAAAGCAACCGTTGATGCTATGTTGGCTAGTGCCAGCCCTGAATTACGGGCAACCATATCTTCTTACCCAACTGAATTGGTAGATATTAAAGCCCTTGAAAATCAATTAAAAGGCGATAAGTTTGGTTATCAATTAACCAAAGGCGAAGCATTGCAAGATGCCGCTATGATGTCAGATGAATTTAATAAACGGGCTAAAAATCCTGAATTGTTAAGCCGTTTAGAAGATCGTGATGCCAAGATTACCCAAGGGTTTTCTACTTTGGCTGAAAAAGCCGCCCCTGATTTACCTGGCGGCATGAACCTTGTAGATTATGGTCAAACTGCTATTGACCAATTGCTTGTTAAAGATAGAGCAAGATTAAAAGATATTAATACTAAATATCAAGCTTTGGAAAAAGCTAATGGGGGCAATTTCCCAATTGATACTAATAAGCTTAAAGCTGATGTAGATGCAGAATTATCCAAAAAAGTTCTTAAATCGTATGCTTCCGACAATATGCGGTCATATCTTAAAGACCTTGAAAATTTCCAAAAACGTGGAAACATGACTTTTGATGAATTTGAAAATCTACGCACTAATATGGCTGAAGAAATGCGTTCCAATCCTAATGGAAACGCCCGTAGAGTTGCTGGCATCATTCGTCAAGAACTTGAAAAACTGCCAATGACAGAAGATTTACAAGGCATTAAACCATTAGCTGATTTAGCTAGGGCCGCAGTACGTGAACGTTATCAAGTGTTAGACACTAATCCAGCATACCGTGTAGCCGTCAAAGATACTCGTTTAGATAATGAATTGGCTAATGGCCTAGAACACGTAGCGGCTGATAAATTTGTTAAAAAGTTTGTTGTAGATGGATCAACCGCTGACGTTAAACGTTTAATGACTGAACTTGGATTAGATACGCCAGGACATCAAGCCGCCCAAGCTGGTTTAATTAAGCATCTTGAAAACGTTGCAGTTGGTTCTAAAGGCGTTATTAATCAAAAATCATTTAATGATGCGCTAAACAAAACTGTAGGTAAAAAACTTTTTGATGTAATGCCAAATGAAGTAGCCGTTGATTTAAAAGATTTGGCTGATTTAGCTAGATTGACAGAACACGTTGGCGGTAAAGGGTTTGCTAATACAAGCAATACCGTTCCAGCTATGATGCGTGAAGGTGCATTAAATGCCGCTGAAATGGGCATTAACGTTAAAACTGGATCACCTATTGGCAGTATTGGTAGGGCCGCAATGGAAAAGCTAACCGCTAATCGTAAAATTAAAGAATCTTTAGAAATTGGTGCTGGTGTAAAACGCCCCATTAAAGATATGTTAAAAGACTTAGAAAACGAAGGTAAATAATGGCAAGCGTACTTTTATCCCCAGTTGGCAATGGCCAACAATTTTTTGATAACAATGGTTTGCCATTAGCCGGTGGATTGATTTATACCTACCAAGCTGGTTCTAGCACCCCATTAGCTACTTACACAACCAATAACGGCACAACCCCAAATTCAAATCCTATTATTTTGGATGCGGCTGGCCGTACTCCACAAGAAGTTTGGATGCAAACCGGCTACAGCTATAAGCTAGTTTTGCAAACTTCTGCTGGTGTGACTTTGCAAACGTTAGATAACTTATACCCAATATTACAAACTTCTACATCAACTTCTAGCCCATTTACTGCCGGTATGATTATGCTTTGGTCAGGAAGTATTGGTTCTATTCCTAGTGGATGGGTACTTTGTAATGGCACAAGCGGAACGCCTGATTTACGTGATCGTTTTGTTGTTGCCGCTGGTTCTACTTATGCAGTAGGTGCAACTGGTGGTTCTAATGATTCTATTGTTGTAAGCCATACCCATACAGCTACTGTTACTGATCCTGGGCATTTGCACAATGCTACATCAACTGGTTCAGGAACCCTTATTAATACAGGCGCTACTGGTTTAACTGGTGCAAGCACTTCTACAACCGCTACTGCAACAACCGGCATTTCTGTAACCAATGCTTCAACTGGTTCTAGCGGAACTGGCGCAAATCTTCCACCTTACTACGCATTAGCGTACATTATGAAAACATAATCATGGAAGATAACAGCAAAATTGATTTAGTTCGTTATGGCGTACTTTGGCAAAAAGTAGAAAATTACGAAGAAAAATTTGATTCAATGCAAAAAAAAATGGACAAGATGGAAGCTAATCTTGAACATTTAATTGCTCTTGCCAACCAAGGCCGTGGCGGATTTTGGATGGGGATGTTGCTAGTATCAGGGGCAAGCGCAGTTATTGGCTGGATTATTCATTGGGTTACTGGAAAATGATTTTAGAAACCATCATTGGCGCATTAGTCCCCGTAGGAATAGATGGCATTAAAAGTCTTATTGGAATGTTTACAGGCGGTGTTAAGCCATTAAATGTAGATGACCAAATAAAGCTAGACCAAAACGAAATAGCAAAGCTAGAAGCCATTGCAAAGCTAGACAACCCTTACGGTACACCTAGTCAATGGGTAATCGATTTAAGAGCATCTAGCCGTTATCTAGGGGCATTGTTTGTGATTGTTGTAGGCATAGGCACATTGTTTTTGCCAGTAGAACCTGAAATCCAAAGAATAGGTATTGAAGCCGCTAACATTGCATTTGGTTTTTTATTTGGCACACGCATTATGGCAAACCTTAAAAAATGACTAATGATCAATTAAAAGCCCTTGGACTTGGCGAACAATGGCTTGATCCATTAAACGAAACATTTGCCAAATATGATATTTCAACCCCTAAACGTCAGGCGTGCTTCTTAGGGCAAACATTGCACGAATCCGGTAACTTTAAATTTACCCGTGAAAATTTGTATTATTCGGCACGTGCGCTTATGAATACTTGGCCAAGCCGTTTTCCTAATATTGAAATTGCTAATCAATATGAACGTCAACCTGAAAAAATAGCGGCAAAAGTTTATATTGGACGTATGGGTAACGAAACGCCTGAAGATGCCGCTAAATACATCGGTAGGGGCCTTATTCAAGTTACTGGCAAGGAAGCGTATCAACATTGCGGCCAAGCCCTTGGCATTGATTTAATAAATAATCCTGAACTATTAGAACAACCTAACTATGCCGCATTATCTGCTGGCTGGTTTTGGAACAAAAAAGGGTTAAATGCTTTGGCAGATGAAGGCACTAAAGATTCTTTTGAAGTAATGACAAAACGTATTAATGGGGGATTGCTGGGTATTGATGACCGGAAATCTAAAATGATAGAAGCACTTAAAGCACTAGGTGGACAAAATGCACAATGAAAAAAAAGAAGAAATTGAATCAAAATCTATGCAAAAAAAAGAAAATAAACAAATGATTCAACTGCGTAGTGGATTATTTGAACTAAAAAAAGAATTAAAAAAACACGAAAATGAGCCTATGAACAAGGCTCACCCCAAGTAATTATTTAATTCTTACAACTTTAGCTTTACGCAATACTTGTTCGTATTGTTCTTTGGCTTGGTCATCTAAACTACGTAATGGAAGGTTTTGATAATACTTCCATTTATCTTTGTATTCTTGAAGTTCTGATGGGGCAACCCAACCAGCAATTTTCCATCTAAGGGTTATATCGGTGCCTGGTGCTGTCCAAATATGTTCGTTCATGTTATCTCCTTAATATTTGTATTTAGGCATACAAGTGACTTCTACGGGAATATCAGCACTAAAGCCATTAATTGAACGTTTAGTAGTGATTACGTGGGCACGTAGGCCAGCCCCTTCACATTCAGTAACACCGTGGATAACTTCATTCCTAGTCAATCCAGCAACTTGTTTGTCTAATACTAACTGTTGATTTGGGGCTTGGCTATAAACGGTGCCTGGTGTTGAACAACCAGTTAAAAACAATAAACCAACAACAAAAACTACAAACAATAAACCCACTATAACTTCATTGGCTTTATTTTTCCAACGCTGAATACGGGCACGTTTTGTTTCCCAAGCTAATAGCTTTTTGTATTCTTCACGGTCACCCCAACCTTTATCGGCCATGCGCTGTAAATTTTCTTGTTTAGCTTCATACGCCCAAAATGCCTGGGCTTGTTTTTCTTCATTATTCATTTTTAATCCTTTATTTATCACCGCAACATTGCGGTATTGGTTACTTTACTAAAGACTACTTTAGTTGTAAAGCTATTTGTGATTATTTTTTAACTGCCAAAATTCCAACAATTTAGTAAACATTAGCCAGCTACGGTCCAAATCATCTAGTTCATGTTCAATAACTTTTACCCCAGTAAGCTGGGTAATGCCGTTAACCATCTTGTAACCAACAAATACATTGGCACAACGGGCTTTTGGCATATTAAAACCTTGGCGGTAGGCCGCTAATTGCATCCCATGCTCCGGCCAAACATCAACCTTAGAAATATCTTCTGTTTCTTTGGTTTTTATATCAATACATACGCCATCAAAATCATGCCTTGATTTAGCTATTAAATCGGCCTTACCGCCGTACCCAAGGGTATGGGCAAAGGATAGTTCCGGCAATAGCAAAAGTTCCCCAAAATGCGTTTTAATGGCTTCTTCAACTGGCCGGCAAATCTGCATATTTTCAGGTATTAATGCGCCTTCAAAGAACGATTGAATAATGGCATGAATAGTAGTGCCACGATCAGCCGCTACACGTCCAGTTTGTTTAGAATCCATCATTACCCGTTCAAGCCAATCTTGTTCAGGTTCGCCATCTTGGCGTGGAAGGGTTAAAGCAGACAATAGAACTTGTTGTTGTTTCCAAGTGTCTAATCCTGGCTTGGCCGCAACGCCAATAATGGTAGTTACTGATGGGCATAAATCCATAGTACGAGCATCACGTAGCGTTGTAGGCCTTAATTTTCCGTTCTTTCCAGTTACAGAATATGCACTTTGACCATCACGTGTATACCAATGGCCTGATTCCGATTGACGTTCTTTAATCAACATTTTTTGGTTTTCTTCCCCGTTTTGGTGGTTCTTCAAATTTAATTTCAAACTTTTGAATTGGTTCTTCTTGGGCTGGTGTAACTAAAACAATTTTGCTGGAATATTCTCCACACCAATCATGTTGGCTTTTGTTTGCCGTTTGTGGATAACGTTTGCATACACCATAGGTATCGTTGACTTGACCAACGTACCATTTACATTCAATACATTTCATTTATTCACCTAATGTTTTTAGAATTAAATTTCTATCTTCAGGGTCCTTTACCATACAAGCCGCTTCAGTAATTAAAGCTTTAGTAAATTTAGACAATGCTTCATAACTGAAACCAATGATTTCAGTTTCTTCATCGTGGCCTATATCTTGAATTGTTTTCAAAGTGTAGCAATCACAAACAATAAACTTAACCATTGGTTTCATGTTAGCCCCTTAAAATGGTATATCGTCATCAATCAATTCTGACGGGGCAGAACTGACCGCTGGCGCATTAGGTTCAAATGTATTACGGTATTCGGCAGATTTTTTAATAACGCCTTGCATACCTTCTGATAACTTATTAAATTTATCTTGATCAAACGGATCAAGGGTAAAAATCATAGGTTCATTTACGCCAACTGGTTCACCCAGCTTTTTCAATGCTGATGGCACCTGGCTAATGTTGGCAATGTTTGCGTATTCTTTGCCATCGTATGTGGAATGGGTAACGTTAACCATACAGCACTTGCCCAGCAAGACTTCTAGGTTAAAACCATCTAGTTCTTCTTGAGTAAATGCTTTGCCACGCCAAGCTTCTAAATCCTTACGCAATGTGGCTTTTTCGTCCAAAGATAGCGTATAGCGCTTAGATACAATCAATGGCTTACCTTCTGCGGTTTGCAACGGCTGGCCATCGTTATCTTCACCATGTAATTCAAACATTGTGATAATTTTGCGTTGCATCTTTTTCTTACCCATCCATTCGGTGGTTTGGGTGCCAATGTCAATAATGCGGTACAGACGAGCCAAGAAACTGCCGGCTGGTGGTAGTTTAAAGTCACTACCGGAACTGGTTTGTTTTGCAATAATCATTTTTTTCACTTTCCAAACATTTTTTTAGTTTCTTCATCAAATTTTTTAAAATCACTACCAAAAATTGTGCTGAAGTCATTGATCACATCACGTAACAATGGGTTAACGTGGCTATTACGAGGTTTTCCACAAGCTTGACGTATGCAGTCAACTTGTTGCTGGGTTAAGAAGTCATTACTGAATTCCATGTCATCTAATGCCTTTTCAAGAAATTCTTCATGTTCCAACATCAATTGATTTAATTCGCTACTCATGTTTATTTCCTTTATCAATCACGGCACCATTGCCGTACTATCAAATGTAAAGTAAAATTTAGTTTGTGTAAAGCAATATTGAGTAAAAAAGGAAAATAAATGACAGATGCACAACTAATTGATATGTTGGGCCGACCAGCAAAGGTAGCAAAGCTATGTGGCGTAACGGTTCAAGCGGTGTGTCAATGGCGCAACAATAACCAAATACCAGCGGCACCATTGATGTTAATTGCGGCAACAATTGAAAAAGAAAGCCACGGATTGGTGACTAGAAAAGACCTTTTTCCTAATACCTGGCAGTTAATTTGGCCGGAGTTACAAGAAATAAATTTGTGATATAGTTCTAAACATTGAGGACTGGAATACTCGATGAATAGGGTTTTAGAGGTAACTTTGTGGGTTTAGGAAATAAGATAAGAGGTATTTCCTAAGTCATTCCAGCATAAAGCTACCCCTAAAGCCCTTTTTGTTTTTTCAGTTCCCATCGTTCTGATTGGGGATTCACCACCACCAGCGGTCAGGATAGAAGCGTTACTGGGGGATTAAAGGATGCAATAGCGCAAAGTAGGTGGCGAAGATAGTGCCTACTCCTTGAACGACTGTCGG